CTATTGGTCGTTATGGTGATGACCCAAGTCTTCGCAAGGTTTATGACAAGAATTATGGTTATGCTGAACTTTGGGAATATTATGACATTCAAAACAATATTATGTGTGTATTCTCGGAAGGTGGCGAGTCGTTCTTGGTGGACCCAATGCGTATGCCATATGCGTTTGGTCATCCATTTGTTATGCTACGCAACTATGATGTCCCTGATTGTTTTTACCCTATGGGTGACCTTGAACAGATTGAACCACTTCAAAAAGAACTGAACGAGACACGCTCACAGATGATGAATCATCGTAAGCGTTTTGCCCGTAAGTATCTGTACAAGGAATCAGCGTTTGACCAGTTTGGTCGCAGTGCCCTAGAGTCAGACCAAGACAATGTTATGGTTCCTGTTGTTTCTGACGAGGCACTGGGTAATGTTATTATGCCTATGCCTGCTGTTATTTCTCCTCCAGAGTTTTATAACCAGTCACAGTTGATTACTGACGACATTAACCGTATTACTGGTTTGCCTGAGTTTATGTCGGGTGGTTTGCCTGAGATTCGCCGTACCGCTACAGAAATTAGTGCGGTGCAGGATGCTGCTAACGCACGAACATCAGATAAGTTGTCTATTGTTGAGATTGCAATTTCTGAGGTGGCACGCCGTATGTTGATGCTTGCTCAGCAATATATGACTGGTGAACATGTTGCTCGCATTTCTGCTAAAGATGGCGAACCTATGTGGGTTACTTATGACCGTGACTATCTTGAGGGCGACTTTGACTTTGAGGTTGTAGGTGGTTCTACACAGCCACATAACGAGGCTCAACGCCGTCAGATGGCTTTGCAGATGGTTGACGCTATGGCTCCGTTTGCTGGTGCAGGAATTATCAACATGCAGGAACTGGCTGGATATGTACTTTCACAGGGATTCAACATTAAGAACCCAGAGAAGTTCTTGTCCATGCCTGCTCCTGCTCCTATGGGTCCTGAGGGTGGCGCACCACCTGAGGGTGGTATGCCACCACAAGGTATGCCTCCGCAGGGTATGGTTCCGCCTGAGCAGATGCCACCAGAAGGTGGTTTACCTCCTGAGATTATGGCTCTGTTGCAGCAGGGACAACCAGGAGTTCAGTAGAACAAGAATCTTATATATAGAGCAACCATTAGGACTCTAGGAGAAAAAAAATATGAGCGAAGATTTCGCACCCGTATCTGATGCGGAACCCATTTCAACAGATGTTGAATTTGATGGTGGGTCACCCGATTCCAGTGAGGTAATTGAAACCACAGAATCACCAACCTTGGACATTAGTGAGTATTCGGATTACCGAATTCCCGTTAAACTTGATGGTGAGGAACTGCAAGTTCCACTTTCTGAGGCTATTGCTGGTTATCAGCGTCAAGCAGATTATACTCGCAAGACGCAGGAATTAGCAGAGCAACGGCAATCTTTAGAGTTTGCCTCCACTCTGCAGTCTGCTCTTGAGAATGACCCTGCTGGAACTCTGGACCTATTGAGTCGTCATTATGGCATTTCTCGTGCACAAGCACAAGGGATGGTTGATGATTTGGATTCTCAGTTTGAGGATTTAGACCCAGTGGAACGGAAGATGCGTGAACTTGACCAGCGTATTGCACAGTTTGAGGAGATTCAATCGCAGCAAGCGATTGAAACGGAAATTAACCGTTTGCAGTCTAAGTATGAGGATTTCAACAAGACAGAGGTTGTCAACGCCGCTATTAAGGCAGGGACAACCGATTTGGAAGCAATGTACAAGCAGATTGCGTTTGACCGTTTTATGAAGCAAAAAGAATTAGAAACTGCCGCAAATCAGGCTAAGCAACAGAGAGAGTCTCAGGTTGTTCAGCAGAAGCGTGAAGCAGGTGTGGTGTCGGGTGGCTCTTCGGCTACTGCTACTACAACTACTGATTCTATTGCTCCTATTTCGTCAATCTCTGATGCTTGGGCTGCTGCCAAGAGACAATACAACGCCAGTTTTTAATTAATTAGGAGAATATAATGGCTGCAGGAAATAGTAATTTTGACCAAATTCTGACAACGACACTTGCGAACTATCGTGACCAGTTGACAGACAATGTGTTCACGGCTCGTCCGTTAACATACCACCTTATGGATAAGGGTCGCATTCGTATGCTTAACGGCGGTACGAAGATTGTTGAGCCTTTGATTTATGGTGAAAACTCAACAGTAAAGCCTTACAGTGGTTATGACACCATTGACCTTTCGCCACAGGCTGGCATTTCGGCTGCTGAATTTGATTGGAAGCAGTACGCTGCTTCTATCGCAATCAGTGGTATTGAAGAAGCAAAGAACAACGGCGAACAGGAAGTTATTAACTTGCTGGAAGCCAAGATTATGCAGGCTGAAGAGTCAATGCGTGAAGGTTTCAACCGTATGTTCTTCGGAAACGGTACAGACACCCTTGGTGCTGGTGGAACAAACTCAGGCAAGTCTTGGAACGGTCTTGGTAACTTGGTTGAATCAGGTAACACCGTTGGTGGTATTGATTCGTCAGACGCAGACAACACTTGGTGGCGTTCATATGAAGAAAACACCGCAGGTGCTTTGACTCTTGCACAGATGGCTACGGCTTACAACACGGTGTCGGTTGGTAATGACCACCCTGATATGGTTCTTACTACTCAAACATTGTTTGAAAAGTATGAGTCGTTGTTGCAACCACAGTTGCGTTACACCGACACCCGTACAGCAGATGCTGGTTTCCAGAACCTGTTGTTCAAGTCGGCTCCAGTAACCTACGATGTTCATGCTCCTTCGGGAACAATGTTCTTTATTAACTCTAAGTATCTCACGCTTGTGGGTCACTCAGAGAAGTGGTTCCAGAACACTTCGTTTGTCCGTCCTGAAAATATGGACGCTCGTTACGCCCTTATCATGTGCTACGGTAACCTTACTATCCGTAACCGTGAAAAGCAGGGTAAGTTGACTGCGAAGACTGCTTAATTAGTAGTTAGTAAATATACTGTATTGATGGGGGAGTGGATTTTATCCCTCCCCCATCTTTCTATTTAAACAAGAGAGAGTTTTATTATGAGAGACCCACGCCGCCCAGATAGTATTTATGATGTTATTGCACATTATAACAAAATGCGATTGTTAGAAGAAAAGAGAAAGGCTGAGGAACGCAAAAAGAAAGAAAAAATGGGAATCACCCTTCCCAATAAGCGAATTCCTAAAAAGCCAACAAAGCCTACGACAACCACTCCGACCAAAAAAGGTCCTAGTGGTAGTCGCAAGCCTGTAAACCCATCAATGGGTCCTAAGCCAATGCCGAAGGGTCCTAGCGGTTCTCGTAAGCCAATGCCAGCCCCAATGCCAAAAGGACCTAGCACTGGTCGTGGTAAAGCAGTTCCAATGCCAAAGGTAAGAATTGGTCGTGGTAAAGCAGTACCAATGCCAATGCCAAAAAAGCAAAGCCGTAAAAAGGCATATTAATAATGGCAGCAAAAAAGGTGGGTGGGGGTAAAACCCCACCCAAACCAACCGCAAAGAAAACAGCAAAGAAACCATTGACAGCATATCAAAAGGCTGTTAAGGGTCCTGCTAAGTCTGCTGGAAAAGGTAAACTTCAACCTTACGATGCTAAGTGGAAGGCTGGTGTTGCTAAAAAATCTAAGCGTAGTGGTGTGGATAAATTTGCTGAGGGTATTTTAAAGTATTCTCCTCTTGCTGGTATTGGTTATGGTTTTGAAGCAATAACTGGTAAAAGTATTAGTGGTCCTATGAATAAGCCTGCTAAGAAGGTAAACCGTTTGGGTGCTGCTGCGAATGCTGCTTCGTATGTTGTTGGTGCTGGTGCTGTTGGAAAAGCAGCAAAGAAAACAGTTAAAACTCTTAGGGCTACTAAGGGTGCTGGAGAAATGGCAGCAAAAGAAGGCAATTCTGCAAAGCCTAAAGGTAAAGCAGTTTATGATAATTATGTAAATATTCTTGTCAATAAAGAAATTGCTAAAATGAACCGTGCTGCTGCAAAAGGAAAAAAGAAATAATTATGGCTAAGTTACCTATTGACGACATTATGAAAAGAATTGCTAAGCAGATGGCTAACAAGGCTAATCAAAAAGCACGCTATGAACTAATGAAGAAAACTAAAGACATTGCTACTTCTGGTGCTAGCAAAGTTACGGCAAAGCCAAAAGTAAAACCCAAGGCAAAGCCGAAAGCAAAGCCGAAAGCGAAACCCAAGACAAGTTCACGGGGTACTGGCACTATTGATGGTCGTCCTACGGGAAGAATTGCCCGAACAACCCCTGCTCGTCCACGCCGTGATTATTACACTAAGGGTAAGACTGTTGCTCAAACCGATTCTGAGAAGCGTGCGGCTGAGCGTTTGGCTAACCGTATGTTGCGTCAATCAGGTTTTAACACTCCTAAGTCTAAGCCTAGTGGCAATGCTAAACCTGTTGATGTTCGTGGTTCTATTATTCAACCACCGTCTAAGGCTACTATGCGCCCAACTAGCCCACGAGGTTCTTCTGCATTTGAGGCTGATAAGTCTGTTGGTGAAATCCGTGCTGACCGTGCCAAGTTTGGCAGAGGTCAGAAACCACCTAAGCGTAAACCAAAACCTAAGCCTAAAAAGTAATTTTTTTAGAACAAAAGCCTTATTTGTATGAGTATTCAAGGTTCTGTCCCCGCCCACGCTTATTATGGTAAGCCTGTTAGTGGGAACCGTCCTGCTGGTGAGCAGGGTGGTTCCCGTCTTGCTGCTGCTTCTGGTCCTTATTTGGGTCGTGGTAATAAGTGTTCAGGCAAGGACGACACTTGTGAGGGTAATCGTGTTAAGGATGAAGAGTTTTGTGCTGGTCATCTTAGGTCGGTTGCGAAGGTTAAGAAGGATTTGAAGGTGGCTGATGGCGTTTAGAACTATGACTGCAGCCGATATTCGGGCTGCTGTGCGAAGTATTACGGATTTGGATTCTGATGATTTGCCTGATTCGTTGTTGAATCTTTATATCCGTGACGGGTATTATCGTATTTTGGATACTGAGAAGCGTTGGTCTTTCCTTGAGTATTCGTTTACTTTCAACACACGAACAGGTGTTCGTGAGTATGAGATTGCTACTTTAACTGATGAACCTCTTGGTCAGGTTGTGTCTATTGTTGATAATCGTGCTACGGGTTACCGTTTGGACATGATTGGCTATGATATGGCTGAGCAAACCTATATTGGTTCTTATGACACTAATAGTGACCCGTTGTTTTATGCTGTGTGGGCTAATAAGATTCATTTGTATCCTAAGCCTAATAATGTGCGTACTTTGACGGCTCGTGGTTATCGTGAGCCTTTTGATTGGCAGACTGAGGGTGGAGATGTTGATGCGCCTGCTTCTTTGCATTTCCCGTTGGTTTATTATGCGTGCAGTCGTGTGTATCAGCAGTTGGAAGATTCGTCTATGGCTGAGATGTATAAGCGTGCGTATGATGAGGGTGTTGCTCTTGCTGTTCGCAACGCAACAACCCCAACAAGTCATCATGCTTTGATTTTGACGCAT